TTAGTGTCCTGTTGACCCAAAGCCACCTGTACGAACACCATCTGCCTGATCATCGTCTGCTAGAAGGTAAGGTGCAAAAACCGCCTGAACAATCCGTTCGCCAACTTCTAGGGAAACTAGCTGATCGGTAATGTTTTTCATTTGTGCAAAAATGTGTCCCTCATTATTGTCATTATTATAGTAGTCCCCATCAATAACGCCAACAGAATTGATCAACACTAAGCCTTTTTTGCGAGGATTTGAAGAGCGATCATATAGATAAAGAACTTCGCCTGCCTGCATATAAGCCTTCACGCCGGTTGGAACTAAGCTTATCTCACCTGGACCAATTGTTGTAGCCTTGGCCACCTTTAAATCATAACCTGCTGCATGTTTTGTTTCTCTTTTAGGTAATAGCTGAGCAGCATCAGCATATTCCGTAATTAACTCAAAGCCACGAATTTTCATAATGTTTTATCCTTTTCTTTCTATAAATGCTATTATATCAACGTTCGCAAGACCTTTATAATATCTATTTCGATTTTTTGTGTACCTTTTTTCGTACTAAATGCTATTAATTGCTTTTTCGTAATATGAAACTGCTTCTTTTTCTTTATCTTTTGATAAGTGAGAATAGATATCTAAAGTCATGGCTATATTGGAATGGCCTAGTCTATATTGTAATTCTTTATATGAGATACCCGCGTTTAGTAACAAGCTTGCATGAGTATGACGGAAAGCGTGGAAGGTAAAATGAGGTATCCCTAAACGTTCGCAACTACCATTTAAGTTGTTTTGAAGTGTTAACCCTGAGATATATTCCCTTGTAGGAGTTGCAAAAACTACTTTTGGAGCTTTCTCGTCTACCTCGTGGAACAATTGTCTTTGTCGCACTTGATAAAGCCTTAGCATGTTAACGGTAGCTTGGTCAATGCTGATCACGCGCGTGCCTGCTTTAGTCTTTGTGGTGCTTACAAGTCGCAATTCTTGGCTAAAACTCTTGTTTATATCAATTGTAGCATTCTCTAGGTCAATATCAGACCATTCTAAAGCCACCGCCTCACCAATACGTAATCCAGTAGCGAGTAATAGCTTATAAAAAAACAAATTCAACATGGTAACGATAACGCCTGAAAGATTGCTTTTCCATGAATTCAAGTAATTTTTTCAAATCTTTATTATCTATGAACTTAACACTGTCACGCCCTTGCTTTTGCCTCTTAGGTAGTATGACATCACGAGCAGGATTGAACGGAATTATATTTAATGATACACCATATTTCAGTATACGGGTATTGATTGAGTTTACAGTTCTAAAATTGACTAATTCACTAGAGAGTTTATTAACAAAAGACTGAATATCTGTATTAGATATTTTATCAAGCTTCATTTTTCCAAAGTAAGGTAACAAGTGGCAATTAATCAGACGGGAAGTCACCCTATAAGTTTGCGGTTTAACTGTAAGCTTGTAGCTTTCTAACCATAAGTCAACTAATTGATCATAAGCCTTAACTTGTACTTTCCTTGAAAGCGTCTCACCATTTAACCGAAACTCATCTTAGCTAACTTGATATTGTTCTTTAATGCTTTCTTAGTTCGTCCTGACACACTAGTTCGTGCTTTATTACCCGTAACTTTATCAACACCTAGATAAACTTGAGTACGGTACATGATTGTGCCGTTTTTCTTTTTGTATTCTGTTATTTTCATATTTACACCTTTTTCTAACTACCGCAGGCAAGCTAAAAAATTAGATAAGGTATCCGTAGTTGGCCTTAATAAGATTAAAGGATACTAGACTTATTCGAATTCCTCGAAAAGTGAAAGTTGATTAATAGCTTCTGGCCTTTTTTTGTTTTTCACTTCAACTAATTGATTATCCTCAAAATCTAATTCAAGTTCTAACTGTTCGCTTTCAGAGTATTTCCTTTTGAAAAGTTTATCAAACTCATCTTTATTATCTGATATTGACATTAATGTCGTAACTTCAGTAATTTGTCTTTTCAAATGCTCTTTTCCAATGTCCGGTGTAAGAGCTTGATGCCATCTATATTTATAATTCCCATCAGAACCTTTTTGGGCTTTTTCTTTGATTGCTTCGACGACACTTTTTGGCATTTGGGAATATATGTATTTATTTGTTAATTTGCCAATAAATTGCGGTTTTCTGGCTATATTTTTTACTGTAAAAGGTACTCCCCAAAGTCTAAATAGTTCTTTGTAAAAATCATCAGTAAAAGTGAGTTGCCATTTTAGTATTGCTTCTGATACATAAGCATTAAGTATTTTCTGAAGCTCAAATCGTTCTCTTTCATATTGATAGCCAGTCGCTTCATCAATAAGTGCCGAAATTCCTACCCTCGCAAAACCCCTCATTAATATCTCAGCTTGTTGTGCAATTATTTGTTGTCTAGGGGCTAGCTTAATATTATTTCTAGCATCTAAAAAAGCTTCACAAATATCTGCAAGAATTTCTGCATTATAACCATTAATTTTTGCTGAACCTTTATAACATACTATTGGGTCAAACGTGGACCTATCCTTATCCTTATAAATAAAGGGTTCTAAAGATTTTTGTTCAAGATAACGGCCCAGTCTATTTCCCGAAACTTGAGAGATGCTATCTTCATCAACCATTTTTAATGCACTTTGAACTCCTCGACCAGATAATACTCTAGTTCCGTCTTCTAAAACATAACAGGGTATTGAATACCCTCCTAAATTTAGAATACCTTCATAAGCTACTTTATTATTTTTTTCCATGAGGCTACCTTTCTTCAATACAAAAGAATGTAATGTTTTTTCCTATACTTTACTATTCTATTTATTAGAAAATACTTGTTTGAGTTTTTAATTGATTAACTTTGTAATGCTTTAATAACCTGTAATTCATACGTACTTTGAGGTCCACTCGTTTGAGTTGATTTATCTTTTAAATTTATAACTTGTACCAGTTCTTGTTATACCATTCACGTACGGCATCTCTTGGAAAGGCTAATCTTCTTCCGTATCCTCTATCAATTTTAGGAAAATCTTTCCGATAAATAAATTCAGGTAAACGACTCGTAGAGCAACCGAGCAATGTAGCCAACTGTTTTTGATTAAGTTCTAGTGGAAGTGTTTGATCAATATCTATAACTTTTGTCTTCTCAATGATTGCAGACTGAACCATATTTCCAATTTTGTCAGCCATTTGTTGCATTAACTCATCCATATTTTATATCTCCTTAATAAAGAAATAGATAATTTAAACTTGTGATTAAGTTATTTTCAGGAAATGAATAGGTAAACGATATAGCAGAAAGTGAAGCTTAGTAGATATTTAAGCATTGATAAATCGTTATGTAAGGAATAATTCAATGAAGCAAGTAGCAAGACAATAACTACCATTACTTCCAAAGATAATTTTTTGTTCAATTTCATACTGTACCTCGTTACAAAATCGGAATTTTCGGAATCCTTAAAGAGTGATTAGGTGGCGCGTGTGGTTAGTCTATATTTATAAAACAAAAAACACATAACCGACTAAGGTAAAAAGTGAATTTTAAATTATAAGCATAGGAAAACTCATTGGATATCTCTTTTTATTCTATGTAATTGGCGTTACTGAATGTTGGAATGTTGGCGGGTGGTTAGTCTTCGGGTGGGGTATATTTTGCAAGGTTATATGAAGATAACACTTTGATTATTCCTATTAGACTATCCTGCTCAGCTTCTTTCAATGTAGACCAATAAAGAATTAATTTAACAACACTGTCGGGCAATCCCCACAAATTTTCATTTACATTACCCATTGCTACCCTTACAGCCGTTTCTTTATCCCAATCACCACCCCTTTCATCAACTTGTGAGTATTCTTTTATAAATTCTTTCTTTAAAAAATTACGTACAACGTGGAGATTTTTTTCTCCTATCGTATCAATAGAATTAAGAATATCAACATTAATAGAAAAAGTATCTTCATTTTCTTCGAAATATTCATCAGTATTTTTATAATCTGTATAGCCTAAAAGATAACCGACAGACACACTAAAATAATCAGCTAACATTTGAGCTTTCTCAGGTTTTATTTGTGTTCCATTTTCCCAATTTTGAATGGTTCTATAATGTACTCCTATTTTTTTGGCTAATTCTTGTTGGGTTAAGGAACTCTCTTCCCTTAACTTTTTTAGTCTATTCATATATTAAGCACCTTTCGTATAAGATTATAGCATGGTTAAACCATTTTACACAATTAATATGTGTGAAATTTCAAAAATTAAAACCTTGACACACAATTTAATTGTGCTAAAATGAAATAAATACATAATAAAATTGTGTAAAAAATAGAATAATTGGAGGAAAACAATGCTTATTACTATTAAACACGCTGAAAAAGTCAGAGTTAAACGAGGACGTCTCGACTTAACAAAGTCAGAGACCGCTAAACGTATCAACGTAACACCACGAACATTACAAAAGATTGGGCAGGGCGATTATGACGCACCTAAAAAAATCTTTGCCAGCGTTATGAACTTTTTAATTGAAGACTAGAGAGGAGACCTATGGAACTAGTTTATTTAGACGGGAAGAAAGAGCCCTATACTCTTTCAAATATTGTAGCAGAGTATGCTGATATAAAGCACCATACAGTAACGAGGTTATTACGCGATTATAAGAAAGATTTTGAACGTTTTGGAGTTCTTGGATTTCAAATCCATAAACCTAACAAATAAACTTTAGGCGGACGACCAACCAAAGGTTATCAATTGAACGAGCAACAGGCTACGTTATTAATTACTTACTTACGCAATACCGAGCCAGTGAAACAATTTAAATCTGACTTAGTTAAAGCATTCTTTGAAATGAGGGAAGAACTTACTCAAATCAAAATGCAACGAGCTTTAGAAGCTCCAAAGCGTAAAACACTCAATTAAGCTATAAAAGAGTGGCCTAGCGCACCCAAGTTTGCATATTCAAATATCTATAATCTAATCTTAAAAGCCGTCACAGGCTTCAATAGCAAGCAATTAGTGAGCATACGAAATGGCAAATCAGGACTTGAATGCTTACACTTGGAAGAACTCAAACAATATGTAAGTCTTGAGGACATGGCAATTGCAATGATTAAGCTTGATTTTGAGTATCAAGATATTAAGACAATGATTTTAAGAAGGACGCTGGTAGGCGCGTGATTGCAACAAAAAAAGCCTTTAAGTTTGGCGACTGACAAGGCTTTAAAATATGAAAATAATAAAATACAAATCCACCGCAGGCAAGCTAAGGGATTAGATATATTTTTTATTAGTTACATTATACCATAATTGACTAATTTTGACCATACGAGAGGTGACTAACCTTAAATAGTATACGTATAGAAAACAACCCGACCAAAATAAATAAAATAGGAGAAACAAAATGAAACATGAAAAAAATGAAGTGTTTGAAATCAGAGACTACTTAATAGTGAACAACTACCCGCAGGGGTTAATTAACATTCTTGATGATTATTTCACAAATAAAGCAATAACTCTTGAAGAAGTGCAAGAAATGATGACGCAGGATAATTTTGCTAAATTAGTGGATAACTACCAGATAAGAGGTGCTAAACGTGAACTAACTTTTAGGGAGGCAATGCAATGCAAGAACTCAATCTAACACCTATGGAATATCTAATCACACTATTGGCACTACTTCTTCTCATGGTCATTCTGAGCCGTTTTAAGAGCCACACAGTCGTTTACATAGAAGATGATAACCATACACAAATAAGACCAGTGGGCACGCGCTACGGGGCTTACATTCAATCACAGGGAAACTACTATAATTAAGGGGGAAATATCTATTGAAAAAAATGCCACAAAACACTAAACGAGTTTTACAACTTATCCCAACAGGTAAAGACAGAACTATCACAGGTAGTGAAATTGCTAACCCGACAAAACAAAGTCTCAGGACAGTCCAAGCTATCATTAGACGCTTGATCATTGACTATAATATCTGTATTTGTGGCAGTCGAGACTATCAAGGCGGTTATTATATTCCAGCCAACGATACCGAGCGACTAGAGGGCGTAAGAGCATTATACAGTCAGCAACAAGAAGAAGAAAAACGAATAACAGTTTTAATGAACTCAAACCTAAACGAGCATGAGCAATACTTGAAAGGGGGTGCATAGTATGACTTGGCTATCTAAAGAAGCAGAAAATGAAATCAAGCAGGAAGTGACAATCACTGTATCAACGTTCTTTGACAATTACACTAGACCAGAGCCACGACTTTTAGGTTTGATCACGCAGGCAGACCTTAAGAAAGAACTTGGAATAGAATACAAGACGCTTAAACGATGGGAAGAGAACGGCTTCAAGCGTTACATTCCACCGCTTGAAGATACAAGAAAGGTATTTTATCGAGTGTCTGACATCTTAGCATTTTTTGGGGGTAAAATAGTGACCGAAAAAATAAAACTAAAAAAACTAAAATCTACTTTTGGCTAAAAGTTGATAAAAAATTCTTTGACAACATCTTTATTAAACGCCTAAAGTCAATCCAAGGCGGTTATACCATGACAGTTATCTACATCAGATTAATGTTAGAAAGCTTAGCTGATGATTGTGTTCTCTACTATAAAGAAAGAAATATATATTGACAATTTTGACATTTCTCAAAAACTAGAAAAATCTGAAAATTATTCTGATTACTTAAGTGATGACTTTCTGATTAATTCTGATGATGAAACTTTTATCAAAGAACTTACTCAATATTATTTTGAGAGACAACCAAACCCCTATGAAATAAATACCATAAAAAAAGATTGGCCTCTACCGATAGGGAACTTATCCATATCGCTTACCAACAAGCAGAGTTAAACAATACTAATGACTTAGGATATATTGTTGCTATCTTAAACAATTGGGAAAAATTAGGTATTAAAAAATTAGAGGATTGGGAAGTTCACGAAAAGGAAAGAGAGGACTTAACCGAAGATGATAATGATCTCCCTTTTTGAAATTAGCTATCATTGTGAGGGGTTCCCATAATGATACAAACAAATATAGAATTATTCACTACACGCGCCTCTGGCAGATATAAAGGAATGCTAGAGGGCATAGCACAATGGTTTGAAAACCTAGAAGGATATTACAATATGGAAACATATAACTTTGATGATAAATACACAACTAAACGAGTAGCACAGTTACAAGACATGGATAAACAAGACCTCATTAATTTAATGGCTAAGTATGAGTTGGAACTATTAGATTATGCTGATAGACTTCTAAGTGAAGAACCAATAAGTATGGACGCAGGCACAGGTTGCGGTACTGTACAACTATTAGGGCAATCAGTAACCGAGCTAGTAAGCCAGTTAGATAAAGATAAGGAATATAAGGGTATCTATTCAATATAAGGCAATGGAACGGGTTAACCGTTCTTTGTCATTTATCCCAATAGTTTTGGGTTGTTTGAAATATATGAAACTAATAACGATAAAAAATATTATTAAGCCAATGAAGCTAGCAAGTTATAGTAAAGCCGTAGGCGACCTTTGGGACAATCAAATAAAGATAGACCTAGATAGACTAACAATTACTTACATGAGCCAAGAGATAGCTTTAGAAGCTTTAAAAGGAACACTTGGGGGAGTTCATTACTTCTTTATCTGTACTGATTGTGGTAAGCGTCGCATAAAGCTTTATCAAACTAAGTTAGGTTTACGTTGTGGCGCGTGTGTTGGTATAAATAAGTCAACACTTAACCGTAGCAAGACCGATTGTGTTTACTATTGGGAACTTGCATTTAAAGAGTGTTTAAAGGTTGACCCGAAAGCTACACACAAACGAGGTTATTATAGCTACGAGGACTTTCCTAGCCGTCCTAAATACATGAAGCGAGAAAAGTATTTCAAGCATTATAAGAAGTTCTGTTATTATATGAATAAGGGGGATAAGCTTTGGCTATAACCAAGATACTACAAAGCTACTTAGCTTTTAAACGTGTATCTAAGCAATCTGACAAACCTTTTTCCATTCATGCAAGAAAGCTTGCTAAGGTCATTAATGAAGCAATCAATAGCCTAGATGGTAGTAAAAGGTCTATCTTAACCAATCAGTATCTAACACCGAAAAAGCACAGGAAGACCCGTGTACAGTATTGCAAGAAAAAGAACATCACGATTGAAGAATATATCACATTGAGGCAGGAAGCTTTAAATGACTTTGAAAGACATTACTACAATCAACTACATGAACTTTGATTATGCTATACTACTATCTAGCAATACTTTAACTATTAGGGAGTGACTTAGGTTACTTCCTTTTATTGTTTACAAGCAACTATACAGAAACATATATAACACTAAAACATCATTATCTTATCGATTGACAAGATTAAAATATTGTATTACAATGTATTACATAAAGGGTAGGAGGTATAAAGTTATGACTACCATATCATTAAGATTAAATGAACAAGAAGAAAAACTTTTTAAAAGCTATTCTTTTCATACAGGAAAAACATTATCAGAGCTATTTAAAACATCTTTAAAAGAACAGATTGAAGATCAATTAGACTATGAAGAAGGTATAAAAGCTCTTGAAAGCTTTAAAAAGAACCCAGTTACTCATAGCATTGATGATATTATCATGGAGCTAGAGAATGACCTATAAGCTAGTTATTAGTGATGATGTCAAAAAGCAATTAAAGAAAATGGATAAGTATGTCGCTTTAATGCTTGTTAAGGATATGAAGAAGCAATTAGACAACCTTAACAATCCGAGACAGTTGGGTAAAGCTTTAACTGGTCAATACAAAGGATTATGGCGATATCGTATAGGTAACTATCGTGTTATTTGTGATATCATTGATGATGAATTAGTTACAATCGCTATCAGTATTGGGCATAGAAAAGACATCTATAAAAAATAGAGGGATTACATTTAGTAGTTCCCTTTTGTTTTTTCCGTATCATTGCTTATACAAAGCGATATGAGACACGTTTTTATATGGTGGATAAATTTATATCAGATTACCAATCAAGTGGCTTACAACGCAAGTTAGAGCGTCTCACAATATAATAAAAGCAATCCTATTCCTTGACTGGTTGAAACTTTGTCTTTTGGAAATAATCGGAACTAATTTGTATTGTTGAAACCATACAATAGTGTTATAAATTATTGTTTATTTTGTATTAATCACACGCAATACATTAGTATAGTATCAGACTACCCCACTTCTTTTTATCGGGGCTATGATTAAGTTTAAACTAAAGAACGCACCCTCTTTTGTGCAAAAAATTCCCTTTTTAAAATTTTTAAAAAGATTAAAAGCTATTATTGTAGGCATTTATTGATGGATTAAATACATTATACTACCCCAACGGGCAACAAAAAAGCCACTGATTAAACAGTGACTAACTCTGATAAGGCGTAAAACCGCCTCACGAAAAGACCGACTTCAATATATATTCACCTAACATTATTATATCATATATGGCTAATAAATGCTAAGTTTCAACCCTCTTTAAATTAACATAATGCTAGTCATATCAACTGATACGGACAATCATTCACTTAAAAACTTTCCCTTGGCTCAGAATGGCAATGTCAGTATTAAAGTAGGCTAATCTTTTCATTATTTTTCATTTTGCTGACTTTTGAAATACTAGAAAACAGTAGAGTATCAAGGTATAAAGATAACCTTAAACCTGACTACATGAAAAAGGGGGCTATCCCTACCTACCCCACCCCCATTTTGTGAGCTTCCCGCCGTATTGTACATTTTTATTCACGTTAGGATATAGAGCAAAGTTGAGCAGGACAGGAACCAACATTATTAACTAAAAGAGTTGATACTATTGATAATTTATCTTGTTGAGTCTTTTTTGAAGTTGATATTATGAATAAACTAACTATTGTAGCCATTTTGGCTATTATCGTTACGTTATATGCTTGAAATAGAAAAAAATAAGCACCTCATAAGGTGCA